TCGATGAACAAATGAGCCTAGTTGCTGATGCAATGGCTGGAGTGGACAGTCAGGCTGATAAGGTCAGGCTATCCATGAAGCTGTTTGACAGTGAGGGTGTGGCATTAGTTAACACTTTAGGTGGTGGTGCCGCAGCGTTAGAAAAGATGACGCAAGAAGCAGAGCATCTTGGCCTTACGTTAAGCCGCACAGATACCGCGCAGATGGAAGCTGCCAATGACGCAATCACAAGAATGCAGGCAGTATTTACCGGCCTAACTAATCAGTTGTCAGTGGCTTTCGCTCCAATAATTACTTTCGTAGCAGATGCTTTTAGGCAAGCTGCGTTAGATAGTGCTGACTTTGGCAACATAGGCCAGAAAGTTGCTGGCGCTTTGATCAAGGCTTTTGGGGCATTAAGGCAGTATTGGCATGGCTTAGAGATTGTTCTCAAGACGCTGAAGTTGGGGGTTCTTGAGTTCGCTAATATGATTGGCGATAAGCTAACGCCGGCTTTGCAAGGCTTCATTGATTTATACAATGCCATAGCTAGATTTCTGGGTTTAGATACTTTTGATATATCTGCTGAAAAAGTCATGGGTGACTTGCCTCAAGGTATAGCTGAACTGCGACAAGAGCTGGCTATTCTGAAGACGCAAACCCCCGGACTTGATTTAGCTGCAGACATGACAAACTTCATAGTCGCAAACAGACAAGCCGCTGAGTCTATTGCTGAAGTCAAGAATGCTATTGCTAGCGGAGTTGGCGGTGATGATGGCAAGCCTACGTTCTTTGATAGACTAAACCAGAGCTTCACTGACCTAGAAAACAAACTGCCTAGCGTTCAAGAAAAGATGGACGATATGGCTAAGACAACCATGAAGAATATGTCTGAAGGTTTGATGGGAGTAGTCAAAGGCACAGTTAAGCTGAAAGATGCGTTCAAGCAGATGGCGGCTTCATTGATTATGCAAGCCATACAGTTGTTTGTGATTGACAAAATAACTGGCGGGTTCTTGTCTTTCGCCAAATCGTTAACCGGCAAAGCCATCGGCGGCTCAGTTCAATCTGGTCAGCCGTATATGGTGGGTGAGCGTGGGCCTGAGATGTTCGTGCCTAATCAGGGAGGCTCAATTGTCCCTAATAATAAAATGGGTGGGGGCGGTATAACTGTCGTCAATAACGTAGATGCCAGAGGCAGCGGCGCAGATGTTGACCAGAAAATCAAATCAGCAATGACGCAAACTTCACAGCAGACTATAATGACTATCCAAGACCTCATGCGTCGAAGAAGGTTCGCTTAATGGCTACGTTCGCATTTCCAAACATTACACCAGCAACTAATACGTTTGAGTTGGTTAGTAACACTCGCACCTATCAGTCACCTTTGACTAACGCAGTGCAGACAGCATCGCGCAAGGGTTCGCTGTGGAAAGCGTCATTGCAGTTCAATAACCTATCTGGCGATGACCGAAAGGTAATGCAAGCGTTTCTAGTTAAGTTAAACGGACAGCAGCACAGGTTTACCCTACAAGACCACTCACACACGCTCAGAGGGGCCGGTGGCGGCAACTTAGTTGTCAATGGGGCTAGTCAGTCAGGTACAACTTTAGTGTGTGACGGGGCCACTGCGAACGTTAACAACTACCTTCGTGAAGGCGATTACGTTTCGTTTAACAATGAATTGCACATGGTTGTGGCTGACACTAACTCTGATGGTTCTGGCAACGTTTCTATCGCTATAGCGCCACCCATTAGGAAGTCACCGCCTGACGATACAATAGTTGATTACACTGCTCCGGTTCAGGGCGTGTTTATGCTTGCTGGCCCAGCCTCTTGGAATACCACAATAGATATTCATAGCAGCTTTAACATAGAAGCCGTTGAGGACGTTCTAGCGTGAGCCGTGGCTTTCCTACAGCGGTTGCAGACGCGTTAAGTGCCGGTCACGTTGTTCTAGTTACTTTTGCAAAGCTAGAATTTCCAAGTGGGACAATCTACGTTCACAACTCTATTGGTACATATAATTGGGGTGGGCAGGACTGGTTAGGTACTGGTGACTTTGGCGAAATCAGCCAAATAGAAGAAGGCGCTGACGTTAGCCCTTACAAGATCACCCTCACCCTCTCAGGTTTAGACGCAACCATCTCAGGCGCGGCGCTAAACGAAGACTATTATATGCACCCAGTTTCGGTGTATTTGGGTGCGCTAGACGCTGACGATGTATTGATTGCAGACCCTACCGTTGTTTGGGAAGGGGCAATGGACCAGATGAACATTACCGTGGGCGCTGATGGCGGTGATTCAATACAGCTCACGGCTGAGTCTGAGCTTGCGAGGTTTGACAAATCTAGCAACAAAAAATACACCCATTCACAACAACAGAACGACCACTCAGGCGATTTACTGTTTGAGTTTATGGCTGATATTGAGGATGCGAAGATTCGCTGGGGTGACCCGAATAGTGATGCCGTTGCCGGTGTTAGAGGCGTGCCGAATATGGCGACCGTAGATGTAAATCCGGGCAATGGCTAGATGTCCAATGTACAAACAGCTTTAAATAAATGGCAGCGAAGGCAGTTCAATTACGGTGATGCTGACTGTTGCCAGTTTGCTGCATTTATAGTCAATGAGATGACCGGCAAGAATTACGCTTCACAGTTTGATTATGAGAGTGAGGCGCAAGCAGAAGTTTTAGTGGGGCATGAAGGAGAGTTAGTTGACTTCATAGAAAGCGTATTAGGTGAGCCGTCTGAAGACATAAAGGATGGCGACCCATGCGTTGTTGACTTGCCAATTATCGGGCAGGTTTGCGGTATAAAGTATCAAGGTTCCGTAGTCTGCTTGACTGCGCGGGGAATGAAACAGATTCCTGACCGTTATTTAATCTCAGGTTGGAGTGTTTAGATGGCTCAGGTAGTTGTTGCTGCTTTAGTAAAAATTGGCACCGCCATAGTTACCGCTGTCGGTGCTGCTGGAGTTTATAGCACAGCCACTTTAGCTTTCATCGGGGCGGCTACCGTTGCAGCTAGTGTTGCGGCGTTAAGGGCTTTGACTCCAGATTTGAGTATGCCTCAGCCAGACACGGACAAGACTAGACAGCAAACCGTTAGAGGAACTATTGAGCCACAAAAACTTGTCTATGGTCAGGCGTTAGTCTCTGGCCCTATATTCTTTGTTGGCGTTTCTGGTACAGAAAACCGCGACTTATATCACGGCATCGCTCTCACGGGTCATGAATGCGAATCTATTACTGACATACATTTTGACAACGAAATAATCAGCAATTCTCAAATAACAAACAATGCCGTGACAAGCGGAACCTTCGGGCCGAAAGAGTCTGAAACAATTTGTATGATTGAGAAAAAGCTGGGCACAGACACTCAAGCATCTAGTTCTCTATTGACCAACACTTTTACACCTTGGACGAGCGCACACCAAGGTAAGGGCGTGAGTTACATTGTCACTAAGTGGACACTCAATGATGGCTCACAGGAAGTTTGGGATAGGCTGAAGCCGCAAAATATCAAAGCCTTAGTTAAGGGTAAGAATGACATCTATGACCCGCGCCTAGATGTTGCTGCTGGTAATTCCGCTGGCGATAACCCGACTAATGCAACTTATCAAGCATGGTCTGATAACCCTGCCCTCTGCGTTGCTAACTTCCTAATGGACACAAAGTTTGGTCTAGGTGTTCCTGCAAGCAAGATAGATTGGGCTGATGTGGTTACTGCCGCTGACGCTTGTGACGTTTTAGTTGTAATACCAAACTCAAACCAACAAAAAAGATTCACAGCCAATGGTGTAATCTTCGCAACTGACAGCTACAGAGCAAGCCTTAACAAACTGCTTTCCTCAATGAATGGCAGCATTTTTTACTCAAATGGCAGCTATCGTATAAAGGCTGGAGTATATGAGGCACCTAGCATCTCACTAGATGAAGATGACTTGGCTGGCTCGATAACAGTTAAGACTTCAGTTGATAGGGGTGAGCGGTTTAATACTGTTCGACCAATAATCATTGACCCCGCACAGAATCACAAAACGTCTGAGGTGCCACAAGTACAAATAACTTCCGCTGTTTCACGCGACAATGGCGAGGTTATTACTAAAGACGCACAGCTATCTTTCACTAATAGCAGCTTCATGGCCCAGCGCATTGCTCACAAGCAGATTCAAATGTCAGACCAGCAGAAGGTGATCAACTTCCCTGCTAATTTGTCTGCATTGAATATAGACATTGGCGACAGGGTTAGCGTTACAGTTGCAGAGTTAAACTACAGTGCCAAAGTTTTCCGTTGTGTGAACTGGTCGTTTGCTGATACTCAAGACGGCGCAGTCAACCTGACCCTTGTAGAAGATGACGCGGGTAGCTATGCAGACCCCACTGCTGGTGAGTATTCAACCACGACAGCAGATGGCACCATTACTCAGGGATTCCGTGGCGTACCAGACCCACAGAACCTCAGCGCAACTGCTGGGCTAAAAAACATCGAGTTGAGCTGGACTAATCCAGTAAATACTAGCAAATTCAAAGAGATAGTGATCTACGCCTCACCAGATTCTGCGTGGTCGAATGCAGTAGAAATTGGCAGAACGCTAGGCACTCAGTTTTTCCATGATGCGTCAAACGGTGCTGACCCTATAGCAGTCGGTGATGAAAGATATTACTGGATAAGAGCGGTTGCATACGGCACTGGTACCGGCTCGTTTGTTGAGTCAGATAGAAACCCAGATAATGATACCTCGACTATTTCAGCCACAGTCGGGCCGAACAATCCAGACTACTCAGACATTGTTGATAACACCGCAGATCAAGGCGCTCCCACAGGTTTGACTCTGGTAGAAACAACCGTGTTGGGTAATGACGGCTCGGTATTGCCAGCGGTTCGAGTTTCATGGACCGCCCCCACTGTTAATACCTACGTTTCTTTCTACGAGGTTGAATTCAAGCAAACCTCTCAAAACGAAATAGACCTTGGATTAGTAAGTGATGCATACACTGCAACGCAAGATTATGGCTCTGTCGGTGATGCCACAACGCTTGAGTTAAATTATGGCAGCGTGAGTGAAGCAGTTGTAGGTGGGGGTGGGCAGTTCTCATCTATCAATGTCTACGGTAATAGCACTGTAATTTCTGGCATGAAAGAGCTAGAAGAATTTACCTTTAGGGTTCGTGCCGTAACGCTCACCGGCAAAACTTCTGGATTCATAACTGAAACAATCACCTTGCAGGGCGATCAAACTGCGCCAGCAATCCCAGCATCTATAGTTGCCACCGGCGGCATTCAGCAAATCAAGCTAGACTACGAACTACCCTCTGATGGCGACTTGGCTTATGTTGAGATATTCGAGAACACGGTAGACAACCGTGCCGGCTCTAGCTTGATTGTTAAAACCAAGTCAGACCAGCATACAGTTACTGGGTTGGGTAACAACGTCACTAGATACTACTGGCTGCGAAGCGTTGACCGATCAGGCAACATTTCTGGCTATAGCGCGACATTCTCAGCAACTACGCAGAAGGTTGTATTAGATGACCTCGCGCAGTCGGTGCTTGATGAGTTTGCTGCGGGTGATGCTTTTGGTATTGAGCCTGTTAGCACTCTGTCTGGTGTAACTGGTTCGCACGTTGGTCAGATTAAGTTCTTGACCACAACCAGCACGCTATATGTATGGACTGGCAGTGCATGGACTACAGAACTATTCACAGCCTCAAATGTTGATCCCGGCTCTATTACTGCGGCCTCGTTTGCCTCTGGTGTAGAGCCTATAGCTGCGGTTACAACGCTCCCCTCGCCGACTGGCTATGTTGGGCCTAACATTGTCTTTTTAACCTCAGACAAGAAGCTATACCGCTACGATTCGACGGTGCCAGAATTCACAACGCTGGTTCAAACTACCGACATCAGCGGGACTTTAGGCGAAAACTTATTTAGCGACACTCTGCGACCTGTTGAGCGTGTCACCACCTTACCAAATATCAACCTAGAAACTGGTCGAGTGGTAATGCTCACCACTGACAGCAAGCTGTATAGATACAACGGCACAAGCTGGACTTCATCAATTGCTGCGGCTGACTTATCTGACCAAGTAAACCTAGCAACTCAGGTATTCGGGCAGGTTCAAGCAGCGAGCCTAACTGCGGGCCAGATAACCAGTGCATCTATTCAAACGGGTGCGGTGGTTGCTGACAAGATTGCGGCGGGTTCTATAAGCGCGGTCAAGCTGGCTGCTGATTCAGTGACGGCAAATGCCATTGCTGCCAATTCAGTATCGGCCTCCGAGGTGGTTGCTAATAGTTTGACCAGCACAGAGTTGAACACCTCGCAGATTTTCGCTGATTCTGCTGTCATCGGTGCTATACAAAGTTCAGCAATTACCACGGCGGCAATCACAGCAAAGGTTGCAAACGTAGAGTTTATTCAGACCGACAACATTGCTGCCAATGCGATTACTGGCGGAAAAATAGCCGCGTCCAATGTGGTTACTGCCTCAGCGCAGATCAGTGATGGCATAATCACAAACGCCAAGATCGGCAGTGTAATTCAATCTAGCAACTATTCTGCTGGGTCTGCTGGCTGGATAATTAACAAAGACGGCAGCGCAGAATTTAACGGCGTGGTTGTAAGCCGTGACTTGATTGTGGCTACTGGAAGCCAAACGCTATCTGACAGAAGCGGCCTGTTTAATAATGACATAACCACCCTAGAAACTATCTACATTGAGGGGGTGTATCCTGCTGGATTCACAGCATGGGGCGGCGCTAACTCCACCCTATTATGTAACGTAGAGATCACTGGCAGTTGGTACACAAATGTTGGCTCTGAAGACACCGCAATGGTTGGCCCAGTTGCTACCGTTATGCCGTTAACTAAGTTCTCTGGAACTCAAGGCTTTACCTTGAAGATAGAAATAGTGGGTAGAAAGGTAGCAGGCTGGGGCAGTCCTAGTGATTTCGGCATAGCGTGGAAACTTTACAAGGTAACCTAATGACACTGATTGATGGCTACGAGAACGACAGCGGTGTATTTTTGAGATATACCGAAACGCAAGATGACCAAGTGGTCATGGATATAAAACACTACGCGCCAGACGCAGAAGACTTCGCGTGGGCATTAGAACAGCTTAGAAACATAGAGGCATAAGATGGCTACTCAACTACAAATTCGGCGCGGCACAACTGCCCAGATGAACGCTTTCACAGGCGCAGAGGGTGAGTTAGCCGTAAACACAACGACCGACACAGTACACGTCCATGATGGCTCTACTGCTGGTGGCTTCGCATTGGCTAAAGCTGATGGTTCAAACATTGGAACCTATGCTGGGTCGTTCACGACTATCTCAGCAAGCGGGGCAATCACAGCCACAGGCATAGACGTTACTGGCACAGCCACGATGGATGCGGCAACCGTACAAACCACAGGCTCTACAACTGCTGTCTTAACGCTAAACAACGCAGACGGTAACGGAACTTTATCTCAAATTAATTTAGGATACACAGGTGATCCAGACCACGGAAATATAAAATATACAGGAGCAATGTCGTTTCAAACTGGAGGCAACACAGAACGCCTCCGCATAACCAGCGCAGGGCAAACACAAGTTATCGGTTATAACGCTATGACGCTTGGTTTTCCTGCTGTTGCTGGGGGAGCAAGTAGGTCAGGGATTAAACCTACTATAACAGGCGCAGGCGCAGGTCAGCTTGAGTTTTTAGTTGGCGGAGATAACAACACAGAAGCTACAACAGTTGCGGCGATGATGGACTCATCAGGCAACGTGGGTATTGGTACTAGCAGTCCAAATAGTTATTCAAGTCAAACCACATTAACAATTAACGGTTCAACATATGGTCGTCTTGATTTAGAAAGTGCGGGTACACTTAGAGCTTCGTTATTTTCAACAGCAGGAAGCACAACGTTTTCCGCCGCAACAGATTTACTAACTTTTGATACGTCTGGCGGTGAAGCCATGCGCATAGATGCCAGCGGGCGGGTGGGTATTGGCACCAGCAGTCCGTCTTCAGCTTTGCACGTTGATGCCAGTTCAACTTCTACTCTTGTAACCATCCACAACACAAATGGCAGTTCAAGTGATTGCAGAGGTCTTGATGTAGAAACAAGCACTACAGGCACAACAGTACAAAGATGGTTCAATGCGGGAAGTGAGCTTGGTAGGTTTACTGCTACTGGCAACCTGTTGGTGGGTACTACTGATGCTGCCGTATGGGATAACACAACAGGCAATGGCATAAATCTTAGGGGCGACCTTGGCCTTATAGCATCAGCTCGAACAAATGCTGAGCCTGCCATGTTTAACCGAATGGGTACGGACGGCGAAGTCATTAAGATAAACAAAGACGGCGCACTCGTAGGTAGTATTTCTAGTAGGACTGGTAGCTCTCTTATAATATCAAGTGCTGGGAATTCTGCGGGATTCCACTTTGGAGGGGCAGAAGTTAATCCTGTTAAAAACGGTGCTCTTTCTGACAATACGATTGATTTAGGTCAAGCGTCTTACAGATATGACGACATCTACGCCACCAACGGCACTATCCAGACATCTGACTTTAACGAGAAGCAGGACATTGCAGAACTCTCTGACGCAGAGCAACGTGTCGCTGTAGCTTGTAAAGGCTTACTACGCAAGTTCCGCTGGAAAGACGCAGTAGCTGAGAAAGGTGACGATGCTCGTACACACTTTGGAATCATAGCTCAAGACCTACAGGCTGCGTTTGCTGCTGAAAGTTTAGACGCAGGCGACTACGCCATGTTCATCAGCAGCACTTGGACTGACGAAGAAACCAACGAAGAAAAGACTAGGATGGGTGTTCGCTACAGTGAGCTACTCGCCTTCATTATTGCAGCAATTTAAGGAGAACAACTAATGACCGCGACATTCAACTGGACAATATCCACCCTTGACCGCGACCTTCTACCAGAAGACATGGCTGGCGCTGTTGTAACCTCGCACTGGAGAGTAACCGCAGAGCAGAGTGAGGGTGATGAAACCTACACCGCCACCGCCTATGGCACTCAAGGCTACACCCCAGACCCCTCTGCTGAAGGGTACATTGCCTATGATGACTTAACCGAAGCTGACGTTTTAGGGTGGCTTTGGGCGCAGTCAGAAGACTGGAAAAGTGACATGGAATCCTCGCTACAAGCTCAGATAGACGCAAAGATTACGCCGTCACAAGCCGCAGGGGTTCCTTGGTCATGAACTACATATTAGACGCATTTAACATAGCTACTGCTCTAGTAGCTCTAGCATCTGCTATTGCAGCCGTCACTGAAACTAAGACAGATGACAACTGGGTGGGCAAAGGGCAAAAGCTGCTAGACCTAGTTGCACTGAATATCGGTAAGGCCAAAGACTCATGACACCTAGTGAAAAGGCTTTAGCCAAAATCGAGCAGCACGAGGAAACTTGCGGCATCCGGTACGAATCTATAGACAGTAGATTAAACGCCGGAGAGAAGCGTTTTGACCGCTTAGAATCAATGATTTGGGGGGTGTATGTGGTTGTCATGATAGCTGTCGCCCTCCCTCAATTCTTGAACGGCTAATGATTCTTGAGGCCGTGGCTGCGGTGACTACGGCTTGCAAGGCATTGGAGATGGCAGCGGGTGCTGCGTCTAATATAGAATCTCTGGGCGCTTATATTGGCAAGCTAGGAGCGTCAGAGTTCGACCTCCAGCGGGCTAAGAATTCCAAGAACTTAACCGAAGCTGAGGCGATGAAGATTGTCATGGCTGAAGAACAGTTGCGCCAGAGCAGAGAATCAATTAGACAGGTGTTCGAGGCAACTCACCG